TAGATGTAACTTGTTTATTAAATCCTGGTAAAAAACCTAATTTTTGTAGCATAATATACCTTTATATAAGGGTTTTAATTCTTTTGGTAGTATAATATCAAATAAATATGTTGGCAGCAATCGGTATTCTGCCTTTTTTATTATACTTCTATTTTTATATTTCCTGATATTGTTATTCTATAGTCATCTACCTTATAAAAAGGATAAACGCAGTGAGAATAAGAAGCTGGGAAAATTAACATTGATTGCTCCCACTTTTTATCTACAAAAAAATTTTGTAATAGTGTTGAGTTAAATTGATCAAACCCTACAAATTGCAAAACACCAGGTAAATTTTGTGAGGCTTTTTTACCAGGACTAATTTGTAATTGATCTTTAATTAAAAAAGGAACTTTAATAAATATTATAAAAGAAAATATCCCACTGTGATTATGTAAAGGATTAAACTCATTCTTTTTTTGAAAATTAACCCACAAATTTTTTAATCTAAAAGGTTTGTTGACACTATTACAATTATATCTTTCATTAATTATTTTAAGTAATTCAGATTCCACTCTAATAGTTTTTAATAAAAAAGGTTCAAGTATAGGTATGTGTTTATCTAAACTATATTCTTCTTCTATATTTCCAATTAACTCGTGATTAGCTTCTTTTGATTTATCTTTTATAATTTTTTTTAATTTTTTAAATAAATCAGTAGGTAACTTATCAATTTTTATTATCATTTATTATCGGGTTTTGGTTTTTTGGTCCAACTTGGGAGACCAATGTGAAGACGTCTATCAAAAATATTATCTTTAGCTTCTGGTGTTTTACTATTATTATAATGTAAAAAAACTTGCACACATTTTTTACCTTTAAATTTTTCTCTCCAATGTTCTAAGTCGCAACCTCTATAGACCAGCATATCGCCAGGGTTTAAATTTACTTTTATACCTTTTTTATTTTTATTTCCTGATGGCTCAATATAGATAGGCCACTCATCACCTCCAAGATTTAAAGTAGTTGATATTTCACAGCTAAATCTATCTTTATGTCTTTTAAGTTCATCTCCTTTTTTATATATTCTAGCATAAGTATATGCAGGATATAATTTTAAACCTGTTGCTTTTTCCATAACAGGTTGACATTTTAACATTAAAGTTTCCATAGCAATATCTGAATAACAACTATAGGTATTAGGAATTTGATGTTTTTTTTCTTCATAAAAACCAAGCATGGTTTCAAAAGATGATATGTATTTTTCTTTTATACAAGTGTCATACACTTGTTTTTTAACACATAAATAATTATTTAAAAATAAAGCTAAATCTTTATCAATAACTTTTTTCATAATTAAATATTTATCTTTTTTAAAACTCATAATGATTCGTTAGTATGTGCGCAGTTAAAACTTATGCCATATTTCATAGAATCTTTTTGATTTCTTTTACAACCATGTCTTAAAAAAGAACTAAAGAAAGCAAAAGATCCCGGTTCAGGTTTAAGTTCTTCCTTTATTTCAGGAAATTCTAATACTTGTGGGTGTTTGTTTATGTAAAGAATTCCAGAAAAATAATTTCCATGATGACCATGTTGTTTTGTATAATGACTTAAACCATTTTTTATGCCCCATGCATCACGTAGTACATATTTAAATCTATCAACATCTTTATCTACTTCATCAAAGATTTGCCAAATAAATTTTAAAAATTCTACATCGTTATTAAAATAATTCCAACTAGTCATTTCACCAATTACGTTGGTTTGAAATGAGTTATTATTTTTTAAAGCACACCCTTCATCTATTTTTTTAATAAAGTATTTAGAATCAATTTTATCAAACTTACCTTTGTAAAAAAAATAAGGTTGTTTTATTTCACCTATAATTTTTTTATCAAAGTTCATCTTTAGCCATTTCTTTCGGCACCGCCTGAAGATTAAAATGTATAAACCTAAATGGATCTTTACCGTGATCTACAGAAAACTCATGTTCTAAAAAACCTGGAAATAATATAAATGTGCCTGGTTTAGGTTTAAAATGAATTAAATCATTACCATCTAATATTTCATCATTAGGTTTCATCTTTAGTTTTGTTGCTCTAGCCCCAGTTCTTGGTTCGTGAAATACTGGATAAGATGTTTCATCGCTACATTTTAAAAAGTAAAAACCTGATACGTGTTGATTCCAATGCACGTGTGCTGAATGGTGACCACCACCTTTTTTAGAAAACTCTTGTACCCACATCTCACTAAATATTAAAGAGTATTGTTGCATATCATGTCCTTGTTTATCTAAAAAATTCCAAGCTTGGTGTCCAACATAGTTTCTAATATCCATAAACTTAGTGTCTTGAGTTAAAGGCGTCGAGTGATGAGACATTCCAAAATCACCATATTTTTTAATATAATCTTTATTTCTTTTTACAGCATCTTTAATATATTTATCTGAAGCTTTATTCAAAGACTTAACAAACTCTGGTTTAGATTCATACCAAATTGGTGTTTTAAAATATTCTATTATTTCCATATTATTTATACGGATATCCAAGGCTCCACATTACCAATGAATATCTAGTTCCTTTCGTTATTGGTTTTACTCTATGCCATACAAATGATGGAAACACAACAATAGATCCTTTAGGAAGTATTTGTTTTATTTGTTTTACATGTTTAGATTCGTCTCTCATATTAGGGTCATAGTTTCTAAAATCAAATTCTAATTCACCACCCTCATACTCTGAACCATCTGTTAATTGACAAGTCATAGATAATTTTCTTACTTTGCCATGGCTTAAAGTATTTGGTTTATTATACGGTTTGTTCCAACCATCGGTGTGCCAATCATAATATTGATTAAGTTTATATTTAGTAAACTGACATGATTCGGATCTTTCCCAATCAAAATTCCAACCAGCCATTTCATTTGCTTTATGTACATATGGATGTAATTCTCTATATATCCAAAGGTCATCTAACCATGTTATATCAGAATTTCTTTTACGTTTTATGTGTTTAATTTCATCTTTTGTTAATTTTTTATTTTCTAATAGACCTCCGGTCCTAGCCATACTTTCATTTTGCGCTAATC